TACTGAAGCAGCTCCGAAAATCGCAGTTTTCCGTTCGCAATTTTCAGTTGCACCGGAAACGCACCGGACGCCGATTTCAGCACCAGCAAGTTCGTCCGCGACGCAGTCGAGTTTCTGCATCGCGCTAATCGACTCCTGATCCGGGGGGCCGACGTGACGTCGCTGTTTATCCAAATCTCCGCCATTCCATCCATCCCTGCCAATCTTCTCGACACGGGAGCATCCGCATGACGGCTCGCTCCTTTGGTCAGATAGCTGGTAGCTTCGCTGATCGCCGTAACCCTGATCGTGAAAAGACGCCCCGGCGCAACAGCTATGACATCAATGATCGACGGGCGCAGATCTTCAGTCCCGTTCGAGACGGCTGGGACTGGATCGGCGCTGTCATGCAGGCGTTCGATGAGTTGCTTCATGATCAACGCACCACACGATACAAGGAAGCCGACCGGCTACAGGACGGCGACCGTCGTATTCTGCTCAGCTTCCTGAAGCTCATCGATTTCAAGACCGGCCAGTTGGATCCGAGTTATCAGCAATTGGCCGACCGTGCGGGATGCCATCGAGCGACCGCCATCGAGGCCTGCAAGCGCTTCGCCAAATGGCTGGGCCTGAAATGGGTCCGACGTACTATTGTCGCGGAGACAGCCGGCATGGCAGGACCACAGCGCGAGCAAATCAGCAACGCCTTCGTCTTTGACCTGAGCAGCGCGCCACGCCGCGTCTGGGCCACGTTCAAGGCCGCCCTTCGCCGTAAGGCCATCAAGCGCAGGGGCAAGGCTCCCCAGCACCTGAATAAAGCGCCAGCGCGGGACGACGATCCTACACTTCTTGCCGCGTTAAATTCCTTGGGCAAAGCGCTCGACGAAGGGGGTAGCGCTAGTCGGGAGTCCCGACACTATCCAGGGGTAGAAATATAAAAGGGGGAAAGGACTGGCTTCGCCAGACGTAGTTTGACCGGACCACCATCATCGTCGCCTGAAAAGGCCATCAAGCACTCACGACGCACGGTCGGGGGCCGGAGCCGCATGCGCGTCTCCGGGGGCTTCCCAGAGGGAGCCCAGGGCGAAACGAGTGCATCTCACAGGGGCTGCGCAAGCGGCCCTGTAGCTGCATCGAAACGCATCAGCGTAGCGTGTCTGATAAAAGGCCGTCGGCCTAGGACTTAGGCCGGTTCACGACGGTAGCCGGCACTGCATCAAAAGGGACATGAAAAGCGCGCGGGCGAGGCGGGGGGAAAAGCGCGCTTTCAGGGGTGGCAGAGCCGGTCCCCCCGGCGTGGCCCCGGCCTGCGGGGCTGAGGGCGCGCGGCGGCCTCGCCCGCCGGGCCGCTGGGCCAGATCGCCCTGGCACGCCGCGCACGATTATTACGCGGCAGCGTTCATGCGCCGCATTCCAACTAGCGGCGTTGTCACTTATACATTGACAAACAATCGCCTGTCACATATAAGCGACACAATGAACACGCAGCAAACCCCGACCTTTGCAGCTTGGTTCGATGACCTCCGCGACCGCAAGGCAAAGTCCAAGATCGCGAGCAGGATCGCCCGGATTGAACTTGGCCTGATGGGCGATGTGAAGTCGGTGGGCAGCGGCGTTTCGGAAGTGCGGATCGACTTCGGCCCCGGATATCGCCTCTACTTCACCCGGCGGGGCGATCAGTTGATTATCCTGCTGGTGGGCGGCGACAAGTCGAGCCAGCAGCGGGACATCGCAAAGGCAAAGGAAATAGCGGCTCAGATACCTTGAGCCGCCACCATAGCGCGGACTGTACCGATTGAAGGAACGCCACAATGACCATTGAACTCACCCGCTTCGACCCGGCAGAATATCTGACCGAACCGGAAGATCAGGCCGAACTTCTGGCCGACGCCCTCTCCACCGGCGACGTCCATGTCATCGCCAAGGCTATCGGCATGGTGGCCCGCGCCCACGGCATGAGCGAACTGGCGAAAGAAACCGGCATCAAGCGCCAGCAGCTTTATCGCGCGCTCGGACCAGAAGGGAACCCCACGCTGGAAACCATGCTGAAGGTGTTGCCCGCGCTGGGCCTGCGGATGCGGATCGAGGCGGCGGCCTAAGCCACCACCTCCGCCCTGAATGTCGACGGTCGCGTGATCAGCCGTCCAGGGTGAAATTGCTCACGATCAGTTCGCACACGGGCTTGGGTTTCCCACCGATTGAATAGGTAGTGGGAACATCCATCACATGAAAGCGCGCGAATGTCTCTCGCGCGCCCGGCGTCGCGTTGATCGAAAGAATGAATTTGCCTTCAATGGCCGCCAGCTGCCCCGCGAGCCGGTCGAAATCATCGCGGGAAAACACGTCCTGCCCATAGTCCGTCTCACAGCCCCAGTAAGGCGGATCGAGGTAGAACAGCGCGCCGGCACGGTCATACCGGCGGATGAAATCGTCATAGGCCAGTTGCTCGATGACAACGCCCGCCAACCGCTCATGAATGTCCGCCAGCATCGGCTCGAGCTTCGTGACGTTGAACCGTCCGCCGGCAACCCGGTCGACACCGAAATTCCGGCCCGACACCTTACCGCCGAAGGCGAGCCGCTGCAGATAGAGGAACCGCGCCGCGCGCTGCAGGTCCGTCAGCCGGTCGGCCGGCAACGCCCGCAGCCGTTCGAACTCCGCCCTACTCGAAACCCGCCAGCGCAGCATGTCGATGAAATACGGGTAATGTTCCTGCAGGACGCGGAAGAAGGTGGCAACGTCCCCGCTGATATCGTTGATCGCCTCGGCCTTGGGCCGCGCGGGACGCCTCAGGAAGATGCCGCCCATTCCCACAAACGGCTCGGCATAGCTGTCATGCGGCACCTGGTTGATGATCGATATGAGCCGCCGCGCCAGATTGCGCTTTCCGCCAATATATCCGGCGGCCGGAGAAACGGGATGAACATTTTCGAGTGACATGTAGGATTCTCGCTCACAGATGAACCACCGCCCTGATGAGAGCGGGGCGGCCAGGGTGGCCGATTGGTTGTGGCGAGAGCATCCTCGTCGGTGACCGCGTTGCAGCGCGGCCATCCCCGCTTTCACGGAAATATGGTCATGGCCTTACGGCGCAGTGCGCACGCGCTCCCGGAACCGCAGCGCCTGAAAACCCAGCTGGTCGTTGAGTTCCAGAAAGACAGACTGCAACGGCTCCACCTCCAGCTCAAAAAAGCTGTCCAGCGCCTTGGCCGGATCGCCAAAGCCTCCCGCATTCGCCGGAATGATGCCGAGAAGCTGCGGCGGCACGCGATGTGCGGCCAGCACGTCATCCCGCGTCGTGTTCTTGATCCCCAGAAAATCGTCTTTGGCGCCGACCTCCGCGATCGGGATGATCTTGATGCCGCCATCCTTCCCTTCCGGGGAATGCACGAACATGTTGCGAAAGTTGCCCGGCCCCTTCGCGCGTTTCAGCGCATCCCGCATCGCATCGATATCGTTGTCGGCGAACTGGCCAGTCGCATAGAGGATGTAGCCCGCATGGCTCCCATTTTCGAAATAGCGCCGACGGAACAGGGTCGCGTTCTCGTTGAGCAGCGCCGATTGCAGAGCCGACAGATATTCAGGCAGACCATAGATCTCCTGATTGATGTCCGGCGCGAGGATCTGATGCACCGTGCCGGGCTCGAATTCGCTCTCGTTGCGATACCCTGGCACCCACCAGAAGCGACCGGGCACGACACCGCGCCGCGTATATTTGGCAAGGCAATGGTCTAGCCGCATCACCCCGCCAAGCCGGTTCCTGACCTCCTGCACATAGGCGTTCCCCATCACCAGATAGTCCTGCACCATCCCGGCGAACGTCTTGCGCGACATCCATGGCGTCGGATCGAGGCTGGCCGCCAGCATATTGCGCTTCAGGATGATGGCGCTGCTATGATGCGGCGATGCCCTGAATGCGCGGGCAAGGCCGTCCAGCGAGACAGGCGGCTCATACCAGCGGCCATTGTCCCAGCATTCCAGCATGTCGAGCATGGTGGCCCGGCTCAGCACCGGCTCAGGATCCCCGAACGTAAAGGCTTCAACCCCGCCCCGGCGGTTATCGTTGACGGCGACGATCGCACCCTCAGACGCGACGGCCGTTTCCCGGCGGTTGAGGGCATGGCCCCCTTGGCGACGTGCACGCTTGCTCATTCGATAATCTCCATCGTGCCCTTTGGCGCTTCCTTGCCGTCGAGCGGTTCATTCATGAGGATGTGCATGGTGGCCCAAGCGAGATCCGCATGGCCGTCATGGCCGCCGCGCCCTGCCTTGAACGTGATGTTGCGGCCGCTGGTGGTCAGCGTCTTCTTGATCGAAACGAAGGCCGACACGATGTCGAGGAACGCGACGTCGAAGGCGAGCCGGCCCCGGCGGATGACGTTCTGCGCCTTCATGATCATCTGCGCCTTGAGTTCGAGCGAATATTCGATCTTCGCGACGGAGCAGCCCGGCAACGCCCCCGGCTTGGCGAGCAGCTGATAGACGCCCGCGCCCACGCCCTGGGCGTCGATGCCCAGATAGGTGCAGGTATAGCGGCTCAGCGCTGCCTTGATGAATTCCGCCTGCTGTTCGAAATCGAGGCCGCGCAGCTGGTGGCGCTCAAGGATGCGGAACATGCCGCCCTCGACGACCGGCGGCGCGGCAATGACCAGCGCGGCATTGTCACCATTCTCGCTTGCCTGCGGGTCATAGCCTGCCCAGACCGAGCGCTTGCCGTAGGGCAGCAGCGCTTCAGGATTGAAATCCGCCCACTCGACCAAGCTGTCGCAGCCGCAGGCGATCATGTCGTTGAACTTGAAGGCCGACAGCGTGTCGTCCACGAAATCGCACATGAAGAGGTTGGCGAATTCGTCAGGCGCGTATTCGTCTTCCAGTTCCTGAATGTCGAACAGGTCGCACCCGCCCGCCTCGGCATCGCGGATATTGACGATGTGGCGCCAGATTCGGTCGGGACCGACGCTGCCGATCGCCAGCGCGGCATGGCTGACGTCGATCTTGATCTGATCTTCTTTCTTGCGCCGCCGGTTGCGCCTCTCGCCGGTCCAATAGGGATAGGCGGGATGGGCCACACTGGACGGCGTCGAGAAGTAGGTTTTCCGCCACTTCTTATGGGTCGCCATGCCGGAGGCGACCTTGTTCAATTCCTCGAATGAATGGACCCAGAAGAACTCGTCGAAGTAGAAATTGCCGTGCCTGCCCTGTGCGGTGCGGAAGTTGGTCCCGAGGAAATGCAGTTCTGCTGCCGCTTCCTCTTCCGGCCGCAGATCCGATGTGATCAACATCGGATCGCCGGTCAGGGTCACGCCGACCAGCTTGGCGAAGCTGACGATGTACGACCGGAACTGATGTGCCTGGGCTTTTGATGCCGACAGGAAGATCTGGTTACGCCCGGTCTCGATCGCGTCGATCAGCGCTTCAAAGGCGAAATAGTAGGTCGCGCCGATCTGGCGCGACTTCAGGATCATGCGGGTGCGCTGATCCTTCGCCTGCCACCAGCGCTCCTGATAATCATAGAGCCCGTCGAGGAAGATCCGCTTGAGTTCCGCCGCCTGATCGGCGGTAAAATGGTTCTTCTTCGCCTTCTTGCGCGGCCCGGCATTGCGGTTCGCGACCTTGTCATTCAGGTCGCCGGCATGGCCGCCGGGGGCCTCATAGCGGCGCACCTTCGCCAGCGTCTCGATCTGCCGGGCCAGCGCGTCCATCTCGACCAGATCGGCGCTGGTCTTCTTTTCCTTGGCGATCAGGGTCAGCAGCCGGATTTCCAGCCCGTCCTCGATCTTGCGGATCGACGGCGCATCGTCCCAGCGGTCGCGTTGCTTCCATGCCTCGATCGTCGCGCGAGGGATCGGCCCGCCTTTGTCGCCCACGACACCGTGCAGCGCGAATTCCTCCGCGATCTGCGTCACCCCCCAACCGCGCCAGTACAGGCTGCGGGCATGGCGGCGCGGATCGAACTGCCATGTGGCAGCCGGTGCGCCGGTCTTGGGGGATTGCCCGGAGGATTTCTGATCGATCATCGGGGCGGACCATGGCCCGGACCCAAGTCTCTGATCATGGGCGTCTATTTGGACAGGCGGCTATCCAAATGCAGGGACTTGAGACTGCCCGCCCGACGGCCCTTTTCTGCTGCCATTCAGCCCGCCGCCTCGCAGGCCCAAGCAATCAAGGGAACCGGACCGATCATGGCAAAGACCAAATTTTTCCGCGTCGCAGTCGAAGGCGCGACCGTCGACGGCCGCGTCATTCAGCGCGAATGGCTGGAGCAGATGGCCGCCAGCTATGACCCTGCCACCTATACCGCGCGGATCAATTGCGAGCATATCGCCGGATACAGCCCGGATCGTCCGTTCAACGCCTATGGCTCGGTCCTGTCCCTCAAGGCTGAAGACGTCGAACTGACGATCAACGGCGAAAAGAAGACGCTGCTCGCGCTCTATGCCGAGGTCGACGCCAACGACCAGTTGGTGGAGATCAACAAGGCCGGACAGAAGCTGTTCACCAGCTGCGAAATCCACCCCGACTTTGCGGGCGAGGGCAAGGCCTATCTGGTCGGCCTCGCCGTCACCGATCAGCCCGCGTCTCTGGGCACCGAAGCGCTGAAATTCGCCGTCAAATCCCGCGCAAACGTCTTCTCGTCCGCCCATGAAACGCAGATCGAGATTTTGGCCGGCGCCATCGACGGGGAAGCGATCGGCGAAAGTATCGGACGGTCGATCCTCGCCTTTTTCAAGAAGGACAAGAAGGACGATCCGGTCACACCGCCCGCGCCCAAGCCCGCGAACGACAACAGCTTTGACGTCGAGGCTTTCGGCAAGGTCATCGGTCAGCAGATCGCCGCCGCCGTGAAGCCCGCCAGCGATGCCATCACGGATCTCACCGCCCGCTTCGACACGCTGGAAACCAAGCTGAAGACCACGGAATCGCCCCAGTCCTTCAAGCGCACGCCCGCCACCGGCGGCAATGGCGCGATCCAGACCGACTGCTGATCAGCCACCCACAAATCCCGCTCGCCCCGACCGAACGCCCACCAGGAGCCCACGCACATGCGTAATGAAACCCGCCTGCTCTTCACCGCCTATGTCAGCCAGATCGCGCTGCTGAGCGGCGTCGCCGATGCCACCGTCAAATTCAGCGTCGCCCCCTCGGTCGAGCAGAAGCTTGAAGAGAAAATTCAGGAATCGAGTGAGTTCCTGACCCAGATCAACGTGATCGGCGTTCCCGAACAGACCGGCCAGAAGGTCGGCGTCACCGTCACCCGCCCGCTTGCGAGCCGCACCAATACCGCAGGCGGCACGCGCCGCACGCCCACCGATCCGACCGACACCACGGACGACGGCGGCTACACCTGCAAGCAGACCAATTTCGATCATGCGATCAAATATGCGAAGCTGGATGCATGGCGTCATAAGCCGCAATTTCAGACGCTGCTGCGCGATGTGATCCTGAAACAGCAGGGCCGCGACCGCATCATGATCGGCTTCAACGGCACCTCCGCCGCCGTCGCCACCAATGTCGGCACCAATCCGCTGCTGCAGGACGTCAATGAGGGCTGGCTGCACAAGGTCCGCACCCATGCCCCAGAGCGCGTGCTGAGCGACGGCGCGCTGACATCGGGCGGCACTCAGGCGATCTATGTGGCCGCCGGGGTGGAAGTGGTCGATGCCGACGCCACCAACGTCGCCACCGCCGATGCCGACTTTGCGAACCTCGACGCCCTGGCATTCGACGCGCTCGATCTGCTCGACCCCTGGCACCGCAGCGACACGGATCTTGTCGTCATCGTCGGCTGGAAGCTGGTGAAGGACAAATATGCGAACCTGCTGCAGGCCGCCGGTGACACCGCCACCGAGCAGGAAGCGGCGCACCGCATTCTGACCCTGCCCAAGCAGCTGGCCGGCAAGCGCGCCGTCATCGTGCCCTTCTTCCCCGAAGACAGCCTACTCATCACCAGCCTCGATAATCTGTCGATCTATTGGCAGGAGGAAACCCGCCGCCGCCAGATCAAGGACGAGCCGGCGCTCGACCAGATCGAGAATTATGAGAGCGTCAACGAAGCCTATGTCGTGGAAGACTATGGTCGCTGCGCCTTGGTCGAAAACGTCGTGATGGGCAAGAAACCGGCCTGAACGCTGGCTTCTTCCGCCTGATCCGCCCGTCTGATCCCTCCACCTGACAGGACACGCACATGAGCCTCGCTCGCCGCCACAGGGACCGTATCCTTGCTGCCAAAACCGTTGCGTCTGCTCCCAATGGTGGAACGGACGTCGCCCCTGCTGCCGATAATCTCCAGGCAGCAGGGGCGGCCAACGCCTCCCCCGCAACACGGGCCGCTGCCCAGATCGGCCTGCGCCTGACGCATGATCTGCGCCGCCTCAAGGAAATCCGGTCCATCGACCTCAAGATCGCCGCCAAGCGCGAAATGCTGCCCGAATATCGCGATTGGGTCGCCGGCATCATAGCCGCAGATGCGGGCGTCGGTACGGGCATCGCCGCCGAAGTCGTTCCGACCTGTATGGTCTGGCTCATCGACGTCGGCGATTATGAAAACGCGCTGAGCCTCGCGGACTTCGTGCTGCGAAACCACGTCGCCATGCCGTCGCGCTATCAGCGCGATGCCGCGACGATCGTCGTGGAGGAAATCGCGGACGCGGCTTTGAAGGCCCATAATGCCGGCAATCGCTTCCCGATCTCGATCCTGAGCGAAGTCGCAGACCTGACGGTCGCCCGCGACATCCATGATGAAGTCCGCGCCAAGCTCTACAAGGCCATCGGCAATGAAGAACTGGCCGCCGGCGAAGCCATGGACGCGAGCGAGGCCGGCCCGCTCCTGCAGGCGGCCATGTCGTCGCTCACCGAAGCCCAGCGCCTGCATGACCGCATTGGCGTCAAGGACAAGATCAAGCGGGCGAACAAGCTGCTGGCCGCAACCGCGCCCGCCACGAACAACGAACAGGGTGGCGCTGCCACCTGACAGGCTCGCCCCCGGCGCTCAGGGGCGGATCGCGCGATGCGGGAGGCCTTCGGGCCGCAGGGCCGCACTCTGCCCCGATCCTCACCCCTGTAAGCCGGCGGGCCGGCCGGAATGGAGACGTTATGACCATTGCCCTCGCCATCTGGCTCATCTTCAAATGCCTGTTCCTCACCCTGTCGGCGTTGATCTTCGCCGCCCTTGGCATCGGATGCGGCATCGGCGCCATACTGGCGGTGGATGATGGTTCGCATCGCGCACTGGCGCCCTCTCTGCTGGGCATCAGTCTTTATTTTCTGTGCTGGGAAATCGCCTTCATCGCCCTGCTGGCGCGGATGATCATCGCATGACCTTCGTCCCCCGCCCGCCCGCATCCGAAATCGATCAGCCGCCGGGGCCGGAAACCAACGTCATCAACGACGGCTTTTTCCCGGATATCGACCCGGCCTCTGTTCGCGAGGCCGCGAGGATCCCCAAAACCAGCATCGCGCCCGCCCGCCTGCGCGCCGCGATCCTTGGCGCGATCATGACCGTCGAAATCGATCTGCGCGCCTTCGCCGCGGCGTCCATCGCCGCAGGCCATGCCACGCTCGCCGCCGTCCCCGCGCCACAGCTGGATGGCCAGAGCGTGCAGCTGCTCCGCTACCATCGCGCCATCGCCCTCTATGCCAAGGCCGAACTGATCGAACGCCACCGGGATTTCGACACCACGGCAGCGGGCGGCGGTCAGGCGGACGAACTCACCCCGTCCATCGGCGAACTGCGCCGCGACGCGCAGCATGCCGTGCGCGACATGCTCGGCCGCACCCGCACCGTGGTGGACCTCATCTGATGCCGGCCGAACAGCGCCTTGTGGCCCTACAGGGGGACAAGCTGGACCTGCTGCTGTGGCGCGACGCCGGGCTTGGCCCCGCCGAAATCGCCCGCGTGTGCGACGCCAACCCCGGCCTTGCCGCCCTTGGCCCTGTCCTACCGCGCGGCACCGTCGTTATCGTGCCCGCCACTACCGATGCCGGCGCTGCCCGCGCACTCCCCCTCATTCAGCTTTGGGACTGATCCATGGACCTGCAAAACTCCCTCGAATCGGCGGCAGACCTGATCCGCTCGCTCACCCCCTCGCTGATCGGTTCCGCCGTCGCACAGGCGTGGAAGCCCTCGCTGCCCTTCCGCCAGCGCTTCCTGCAATGGGTTGTCGGCTCCACCGTCAGTTTCTACGCCACCAACGCCATCACGGCGCTGACGGGCTGGAACGGCTTTGTCGCACAGTCGATCGCCTTCGGCATCGCCCTGATCGCCGTGGATGCCACCCCGCGCATCGCCAAGGCCGCGATCGACACGCTCAGCAGCGTGCCGGGCCGCCTCGCTGACCGCTTCCTGCCCAAGAAAGACTGACCATGCAGCTGTCGCCCAACTTTAGCCTGGCCGAATTCACCGCGTCCGCAACCGCCGTCGCCCAGCGGATCGACAACAGCCCCGGCGCCGTCCAGATCGCGGCGATGAAACTGCTCTGCGCCAAGGTGCTGGAGCCGCTTCGTACCCATTTCGGCAAGCCGATGCATGTCACGTCGGGTTTCCGCTCACCAAAGCTGTGCCTCGCTATCGGATCGGCAGTCACCAGCCAGCACGCCTTTGGCGAGGCGGCCGATTTCGAGATCCCCGGCATCGACAATGTGACGGTCGCCACCTTCATCCGCGATCGCATGGTGTTCGACCAGTTGATCTTGGAAAATTACACGCGCGGTCAGCCAAACAGCGGCTGGATCCACGTCAGCTATCGTGACGGCCGGCTGCGCAAGGATGTGCTGACCTATTCACGTCGCGCCTATTTCAAAGGGCTACTGGCATGATCGGGAAATCGCATCTCGCCATGGCCGCCGCATTGGCCGCCTGCACGGCCGGAATCGGTGGCTTCTTCTATGGCACCAGCGTTGGCAGTGCGCAGGAGCAGGCCGCGCAGAAGCGTGCGGACGATGCTCGGGATGCCGCCGCCAGGAAGCTGCAGGGCCAGATCGACGCCGCGACCGAGCGTGCACAGGCAGTGGAATATGCCCGCCAGGGCGTTGTCAGGGAAATTTACAATGAAACGCAGAAGGTCATCGAAAAGCCGGTCTATCGCAATCTGTGCGTTGATGCTGACGGCGTCGGCCTGCTCGACCGCGCCGCGTCCACGGCCAACAGCGAAGATCTCTGGCGCATATCTGGCGACACCCGCCCCATTGCCAAAGGTCCAGCGGAATGAGGCGGGAGAGATGACCGGGGCGCAATGCCTCGGAAGTCTCACCAGCATTTATGACGTCGCGGGTCAGATCCGCGCTGCCCTGATCGAATTGCAGGCGCAGGCCCGCATGGCGAACGCACAGGCGGATTGACGATGCGCAAGGCCGACAGCCTGCGGCAGTGGCTCACTGCCTTCCTGCCCGACCTGAAAACCCATCCCGACCGGCTTCACATCTATGTCGAAGACGGGCAGGTCGGCGCGCGGCAGTCGCGCACCCTGTCCTTCGCCTATGCCTATACGCTCAAGGTCGGCATCTGGGATTTCGCGGGCGATGCCGACACCATCATGGTGCCGGTTCTGGCATGGATCGAGAAGGAACAGCCCCAGCTGCTGCGCCGTTCCGATGCCC